ATTGGCTTCAATTTCATCTGGCGTAGATAACGTCGTAGTTGGTGAATCTGGCGCTGCTTCTCTAACCACTGGTGATCGTAACACAATTATCGGTGACGAAGCAGGTTCTTCTCTCACTAGCGAAAGTTCAAACACGATTATTGGTCGTGCCAGCGGATCAACAATTGTCGGAAAAGACAATCAGTTAATCATCGCGGATGGTCAAGGCAATATTTCTATCGCTGGCGATTCATCTCAGAACGTTACTATGTCTGCTGCTATGCAAGTAGCAGGCGCACTAACATTCGGTTCTTTGACGAACACAACTGATGATGTTACTGAAGGCGCAAGCAACCTTTACTATCTGACATCGCGTTTTGATTCAGACTTTGGCGACAACTCTACTACAGATTTGTCCGAAGGGTCTAATCTCTATTATACAACTGTACGTTTTGATTCAGACTTTGGCGACAACTCTACTACAGATTTGTCTGAAGGGTCTAATCTCTATTATACAACTGTACGTTTTGATTCAGACTTTGGTACTATGTCAACGACTGACCTTGCAGAAGGCAACAATCTGTATTATCTGACATCGCGTTTTGATTCAGACTTTGGTACTATGTCAACGACTGACCTTGCAGAAGGCAACAATCTGTATTATCTGACATCGCGTTTTGATTCTGACTTTGGTACGAAAACAACAGACGATTTGACCGAAGGTCAGACGAATAAGTATTACAAAACTTCTTATTTTGATTCAGATTTTGCGCTCAAGTCTACGACTGATCTCGCTGAAGGAACAAACCTGTATTACACAACAGCACGTTTTGATTCAGACTTTGGTACTATGTCTACGACTGATCTCGCCGAAGGCGATAAGTTGTATTATCTGACATCGCGTTTTGATTCAGACTTTGGTACTATGTCTACGACTGATCTCGCCGAAGGCGATAAGTTGTATTATCTGACATCGCGTTTTGATTCAGACTTTGCTGACAACTCTACTACAGATTTGTCCGAAGGGTCTAACCTTTATTACACTCAAGCACGCGCAGACTCTGATGCTAAAAATGCTATTTCTGCCGGTACTGGCGTAACATATACCCCAGCAACTGGCGTGATTGCAATTGGTCAAGCAGTAGCAACAACTGATGATGTTCAGTTTAGTTCTGTTAAGATCGACAACACCGCTTTGATCGATACCAGTTCTACCGCTGCTTCTGGTAGTGCGGGAGCAACTCAGGTGATTTCGTCATTCGCGATCGCGGATTGGCGTTCTGCTCGATTCACTATTCAGGTATCTTCTGGTTCTAAGTATCAGACTTCTGAACTTTTAGTCTTGCATGACGGATCATCGTCTGCTTTGACTACTGAGTTTGGTGTGATTAAGTCTAATGGCGTACTCGCAACATTCTCTGCTGCTATTAATGGATCTGATGTAGAACTTTCTGCTGTCGCAGAAAGCGGCGAAACACCTTCTTATAAGGTTGTTCGTCACCAAGTATCTGTATAAGTAATATACAGTAATTATCTAAGGCATATATAACCTTAGAGAAGCAGTAATTTCCATCGGGGGGATCTTTCCCCCCGCATGGTTTTAAATTATATTTTAATATGAGGATTACAATATGTCTGAAGTTGAAACAAATGAGATTGAACAAGAAGCACAATCCCCCGAAGTAGAAAATCAAGATATCTATGATTTTCTCGACTCCATTCAAAACAAAGATTTCGCAAGCGCCGAAAAACAATTCAACGGTTTATTAGATGATCGCGTCCAGGACGTTCTCGATCAAACCCGCATCGGATTGGCAAACAACATTTTTAACGGTGCCGAAGAAGAATCAGAATCTGAAATTTCTGATGAAGAAATCACCGCAGAAGTAGAAACTGAGGTTGATGTAGAAGAAAACGAAGAAGATATTTCTTAAAGTTTTTTTTGTTATAAATATTCTTCATGAAGACAATTTTCGAAATTAGAGAAAAAAAAGTTAATAAGATGCCTCCAGGGAAGCATGTCTTTGCTAAAAAGATATCTGGAGTTAATCTTATGATTCATAAGACTGGAACTAAATTTACTGTTTACATTGACGGCGAAAGATTGGACTCCTTTCCTTCTCAAAAAGAAGCGGAACACGTTGGAACCCAATTTGCTAAAGAATTAAAAGGAATGCGTAAATGAAACTGATTGCCGAATACCAAGATCAAGAACTTGAAGTGATCACAGAAGCAAAAGAAAACGGTGAGAAAGTTTACGCCATTGAAGGTGTATTTGCTCAAGCAGAAAAGAAAAACCGCAATGGTAGAATTTATCCGCGTCCCATCATGGAAAACGCAGTAGAAAAATATGTCCAAGAACAAGTCAAAACAAAGAGAGCAGTCGGAGAGTTAAATCATCCTGAAGGGCCGGCTGTCAATCTCGACAAAGTTTCACATCTCATCACTAACCTTCAATGGGAAGGCAATGATGTGATTGGAAAAGCATCTATTCTTGATACTCCAAACGGTAAGATTGTTAAAGGTCTTCTAGATGGGGGAGTCAAATTAGGTGTTTCAACTCGTGGTATGGGTAGTCTTGAGACTCGTAATGGCTATATGGTCGTGAAAGACGACTTTATTCTTAATACAGTTGATATCGTACAATATCCATCAGCACCAGCAGCATTCGTTAATGGGATTATGGAAGGTGTTGAATGGGTTTGGAATAATGGCATTATAGAACCTCAAGTGATTGAAGAAATGGAGACTGAAATTATAAAAGCTCCGCGTGCTGATCTATATGAGACGCAAGTTCGTGAGTTTAAAAATTTCCTCTCGTTGCTCAAATCTTCAAATTTAAAGGAGTAAGACATGACTGAAGAGAACATGAGTGTTGAACTTCCTGATGAGGACATCGAACTCGAGGAAGAACAAACTCACAACATGAAAAATGCAGAAGCACAATCAATTGCATCTGTTGACAAGGCTGAGGATGGCACTAAGCGTGCTCCTGCTCGTAAAGGAGACAAGTTAAACACTGCCGATCCTATGCCAAAGACTAAAGCAGCGATGATTAATGCTATGTACGCTAAGTTGTCTGGAATGAAGAAAGAACAACTGAGCGCCGCATACGCTAAAATGCAAGAAGAGTTCGAGGATATCGAAGATGAAGAAGCAGTTGAACTGCCAGAAACATCATACGATTATTCTGACGACTTAAATGCACTTGTTGAATCAGAAGCAACTCTTTCTGATGAATTCAAGGCAAAAACTGCTGTAATCTTTGAAACCGCAATTCGTTCTAAAGTTTCTGCAGAAGTAGAGCGTTTAGAGAATGAATATCAAACTAAACTCGACGAAGAAATCCAAGTTACTCGCGATGATCTTGTTGAGAAAGTTGATAACTATCTTAACTATGTTGTTGAAACATGGATGGCAGATAACAAGGTTGGTATTGAAGCTGGACTACGAACTGAAATCGCTGAAGATTTCATGTCAAGTCTGCGCAACCTGTTCGAAGAATCTTATATTGAGGTTCCTGAATCCAAAGTAGACCTAGTTGACGAACTCGCTGAACAGGTTGAAGAGTTGGAAGCAAAGCTTAACGCTCAAACCGAAGCAGCAATCGACCTTTCTGTACAATTAGAAAACGCACAAAGAGAAGCGATCATTCGTGAATCTTCACGCGATCTTGCTGATACAGAAGTAGAAAAATTACAATCCCTGGTTTCTACGCTTGAGTTCGAAGACGAAACATCGTTTTCTGCTAAAGTAAAGACTGTTAAAGAAGCATACTTCAACAAGAAGTCTTCATCTGACGTCGAAGAAATCGAAGAAGATTGGGAAACACCTGCCGTATCTTATGACACTGCAATGGGTAGGTATCTCCAAGCAATTAAGAAAACCACTAAGGAGTAAAAAATGCAAATTTCTTACGATAAATTGATCGAGAAATGGTCTCCTGTTCTGAATGAAGAATCAGCAGGTAAGATCACCGATTACCACAGACGAGCAGTTACTGCTGCCGTTTTAGAAAACCAAGAAGTTGCTTTCCGTGAGCAAGGCGAAATGCTTACTGAAGCACCAACTAACACCAACTCTGCCGTAACTGGCGGTCCTGGTGGCGCTAACTGGGATCCCGTCCTGATCGCTTTGGTTCGTCGCGCTATGCCGAACCTGATGGCTTATGATCTTTGCGGTGTTCAACCTATGACTGGTCCTACTGGCTTGATCTTCGCTATGAAGTCACGTTACAAGACTACTCGTGGTGGCGCTACTGCTGGCGACGAAGCATTGTTCCAAGAAGCAGTTGTTCCTTATTCGGGCGACTCTTCACTGTCAATGTCTGGTTCAACTGGTCCTTCTGGACTCGCTGGCGTTGCTGACGCTAACGACTCAAGCATCGACGATGAGCGTGGCGCTGCTGCTGGTTTGGGAACTCCCCCTGCCACTGCTGGTATGCCTACTGCTGACGCTGAAGCATTGGGAAGCACTGGTTCTGCTTTCGCAGAAATGGGTTTCACAATCGAGAAGGCAACTGTTACTGCTCGTTCACGTGCATTGAAAGCAGAATACTCACTCGAACTCGCTCAAGACTTGCGTGCTATCCACGGTCTTGACGCTGAAACCGAGTTGGCAAACATTCTGTCAACTGAGATCCTTGCTGAAATCAACCGTGAAGTTGTTCGTACTATCAACTCACAAGCTAAGACTGGTTGTTTGCAAGCTGGCATCCAAACTAAAGGTATCTTCGATCTTTCAACTGACGCCGATGGACGTTGGTCAGTAGAAAAGTTCAAGGGTCTTTTGGTTCAACTCGAGCGCGAAGCGAACGTTATCGCTAAAGAAACTCGTCGCGGTAAGGGTAATGTAATCGTTTGTTCTTCAGACGTTGCTACTGCTCTTGTTGCTTCTGGTATGCTCGACTACGCTCCTGCGATCTCTGCACAATTGAACGTTGATGACACAGGCAATACTTTTGCTGGTGTTCTTAACGGTCGTACACGTGTTTACATCGATCCTTATGCAGTTGCTGACTATGTAACTGTTGGTTACAAGGGCACTAACCCTTATGACGCTGGTGTTTTCTACTGCCCATACGTTCCTCTTCAGATGGTACGTGCGGTTGGTGAAGAAGACTTCCAACCTCGTATTGGGTTCAAGACTCGTTACGGTATGGCTTCTAACCCATTTGTTGGGTCAACTCCTGCTGACGGTCTTGCTGCTGCTAAGAGCAACCAATACTACAGAATCTTCCGCGTTGACAACATCCTCGCCTAAGAACTGTAAGAAAAAGAATCACCA